ATCCGCTTGGCCCAGAAGTTACTCACTTACGGCTCCTGTGTGACTGAGGTGGACGACTCCGAGGGACAGCAGGTTCCCGAGCGTCGAAGCGACGCACCCGGTGAGCAGCATTGGAAGTTCCTCGGGACGGACAACGCCGTCGGGACGTCTTTCCAGAATAGCCTTCTGAATGACCTGGGCTGCAACGGCCGAGTAGACGTGCAACACCTGACCCACGGGCTGTAGTAACTCGACCCGTTCCTTAGCGGCCATCTGCTCCATCTCAGCCACCTCCTCGGAGGGCTGCACGCCACCGAGTGCCTGCCACATGGCGGGAGTGCGCAACTCCTCGGGCACCAGATCGAAGACGTATGAGGTGGCGATCTGCTCCACGCTGATTACGGTCATCTACTTAGCCTCAGCCCAAATGTCACAGACCTTCAGGTCACTAGTCATGGGGACGGACAGCCACTTGGCGATCCCCTCCCCCAGCATTGCTTCACGCATGATGGCTGATATCTCCTCTGTCTTCTCCGCAGGGCACTCGACGACCAGTTCGTCGTGGACCGAGAGGATGAGTTTGCTGTCTTCCGGTAGGGCTGCGTGCAGACGAACCATGGCCAGTTTGATCAGGTCCGCTGCCGAGCCCTGGATCAGGCTGTTGACTGCCTGACGCTCGGCCTTGCCCCGTGCGCTCCCTTCTCGGGCGAACAGTGCCGGGATCCGTCGCTTGCGACCCATCAGAGTACGAAGGTGGGCTGGTCTGCGGGTGCGCGCTGCGGCAACCACTGCCTCCTTGAACCGGTAGATCTCGGGGAACTCGCGCTCGTGGATGGCCAGGAACTTCTTGGCTTCCTTGAGGGTGATGTTGGCCATGGCCGCGACCTTGTCCGGGCCCGCACCATAGACGACGGCGAAGTTGATGCCCTTAGCGGTCTGTCGCATGGCCTTGGTCACGTCTTCGAACGCCACCCCGTAGACCTTGGCTGCGGTAAGGGTGTGGGCGTCGATGCCGTTGTTGAACCCGTCGACCAGGGCCTTGGCCCGGGAGTAGTGGGCTAGAACGACAAGTTCGATCTGGCCGTAGTCAGACACCACAAGTTTCTTACCCGGGCCCGCGACGAACAGCCCACGGACCTTCGTACCCAGGTCGGTACCCGGGCGAGGGATGTTCTGCAGGTTGGGTGAGCGGCAGGAGAAGCGGCCGGTAACCGTGCCGTACTGCACGAGGTCGGCGTAGATACGACCGTCGTAGATGATGCAGGGCTTATCCGGGTCGCCCTCCACCCCGAGGTACCCGTTGATGTAGGTGCCCAGGATCTTGTTGACTTCCTGGTACTCGAGCATGCTCGCGCAGACAGGGTTCTTCGGGTAGTGCTCGAGCGTCGTGGCGTCGGTGGAGGGTGCCCCACCCTTGGTCTCCTTGAGCGGACGCAGGCCTTGCCCGCCCTCCTCCTTGGAGCCGAAGAGGATCTTCTGCTTCTGAGGTGCGGAGTTCAGGTTGAACTTCTGGCCAGCAGCCTTGTAGATCGCGCCCTCGAGGTCGATGACCTGGGCTGACAGTTCCGTCCGCAGGGTGTGCAGCATGTCGACGTCGACCATGGCACCGGTCATCCGCATGGAGATCAGTACCTCGAGCACCTGCATCTCGAGCGCGTAGATGTCCGTCAGACCCTCGTCCTTAAGCATCGGCAGGAAGTGCCTCTCCTGCATGAGCCAGGGGTACTTGGCGTCGAGGTAGGCGTAGCGGGCGACCTTGCTGAAGGGGTGGATCTCCACCTGCCGACCGACGTGCTCCTTGTCGTAGGTGTGCTGGTAGTAGCGGGTCGTAAGATCCTTCAGACCCATGCTGATCATGTTCTCGTTGAGCAGCCACTGCTGGACGATGGGGTCGTCGTAGGGAGGGGCCGGTGGGGTGTTGCCGTAGTACTTGGCCACCGCCACGTTGTCGAAGGTCGCGTTGAACGCAGACTTGCGGATCGTGGGGTGCATGAACAGGGGCTCGAGCATGCCGAAGACGGTGCTCGGGTTCATCTGCTTGGGCGGTTCAGAGAACGTCGCCGGGATGAGGTCGAACTTCTTGGTGATCGGGTTCTTCTTGCGGGTCGCCTTCGTCAGCATCTCGCCGTTGGGGTGACCCATGGGTAGAACGATCCCGATGCCGTGGGAGGCGATGGAGAGCCAGGACACGGGGGCCTTGGAGGGGTTCCCACGGTCGGGCCCGTAGGTCTCGACGTCGAACAGGAACGCGTCCTGCTTCAGCAGGTAGTCGGTAGCGTCCCGGAGGTCCGCGCGGTCAAGTAGAACGGTCTTGCCCATGAGGCAGCGCTTTCGGTGTGGTGGTAGGGAAGGGCAGGGCTGGCCCAGCGGTTCTCACACAGCCGCTGGGCCAGCCACATCAGGACGGAGAGGAGTCAGTCCCCGTCGGCGACCTCGTCAGCGATCTCCTGCAGTTCGCTTCGAGCCTGGAACTGCACGACGTCGTCGTAGGTGTAGGCGTCGTCCTCGAGCCCAGTCAGTTCGTCCTCGTCCGCAGGCGTGGCGTCGAGGTCGTCCTCGAGGTCACGGGCCTTCTGCGGTAGAAGCGAGTACGTCGTGTCGGTACCCTTGCCGCTCTTGGAGATCGTCCAGTAGATCTTCGAGTCGTTGATCGGGCTGGTGCCCTTCTGCTCGTTGAACCCCTTGATCTGCTTCGCCAGCCGTGAACCGGTAACGAGGATCTTATTGACCCACGACTCATCGACGTAGACGCCGACGTTGAACACGAACTTGGCCTGCGGCTTGTTGCCGAGGTCGTCGCACAGCGGGCAGTCATCCTCGACGCAGGTGAAGGACTGCTTCCCCTTGCGGGTGATCCAGTGCTGGCGGTAGCCAGCGACCGGGGCCGTCTCGATGAAGCGGAACAACTGCGGCTTCTCGGAGACCTTGAACTCCTGGGCGAAGTCGCCACTTTGAAGGGTCTCGACCGAGGACCACCCGGAGAACTTGGTGGGGGTGCTCGAGGAGTCCGACGACGTGGTGCGACGGGACTTCTTCTCAGCAGGTGCCGACTCCTTGGTGGAGCGGGTGCTGGTCGTGCGGGTCATGGTGCGTGCCATATGGCATGTCTCTCTTCTTGGTAGGTAAGGCAGGTGATTGGTGTTGGGGTCAGGCTTCTGGTTCGCGGTAGTACTGGAAGGCGGTGTCGTGGTTGGTGGACGCCTTCACGGCCTCCTCGATCTCTCCCTCGAGCAGGTCGTTGAGCGCCTCGTCCCCGAACTCCCCAGGGGTCTGATCCCTAGGGACGTCCGAGGACTCGTACTCGACGGTGGCCGAGACCTTGACCAACTCGTACTTGGCTACGTTGATGGTCAGTTCGCGAGTACGGGTGTACTTCACGCTGCGACGGTCTCGCTGGGCTGGTGGAGGCGACGCAGGGTGGCGGTGGCCGTCAGCAGGTCGTAGTTGTCCTCGACCGCGAGGGTGGCGAAGACCTCACCGGGGGTGTAGCCCGCGTCGATGAGATCCTGGACGGCCTCGCCGAACGTGCCAGCCTCGATGGACTTGCTGCGGTAGGGGGTGGTGTTGTCGTTACGCATTGGTTTTCTCCTGGAGTTGAACGAACAGTTGGACGACCCGTGGCTTGAACTGGGTCTTGTTGATGTGGGCCTTGGATCCATCCATGAGCCCTTCTTCCGAGGCGATCTTGGTCATGCCCTCCACCTGCTCACGGGTGTAGAGACGACGTCGACCTCGCGGATCCTCGCTCGGGAACTGGAAGGTGGCCTTGGGTATGACCCCTTCCCGCTCCCACGACCTGATGGTCACGGGCTGCCGTCCCAGGGCCTTGGCTAGATTGCCAACACCGAAGAACTGCGTCTCCTTGCCGTTGACCTTGTAGGTCTTGGGCTTCGGATTCTTGTCCCACTCCTCGTCAGCGACGTACCGAGAGGCAGTGACGCTGCGGAATGCGGGTCGATTGGGGTGACGGATGATCGGCTTGCTCGAGCCCGGGTAGAACTCCTGGGCCATCTCCTTGAACATCTCGTCGAACTCTGCGGCGGTCTTCAGTGGGTGTCCCATGCCTTAGACCACCTTCAGGGCGAAGGTGACGGACTCGCGGTACATGGAGTCGATCTCCTCCTGGGTGATCAGATCCTCCTGGTACATCGCGTAGATCTCGTCCTGCTGCACCACGGGTTCGTAGGTGACCGCGCGGTCGTACAGACCCTCGTGGGCACGCAGGACCAGTTCGGTGACCTCCTCGTCCAGCGAACGGGAGACACGGCGCTCCACCTTCACCCCGGTGAGGGTCTTGTTTCCGACCTCCACCGGCTCGTCGAAGAGAACCGTGCGGTGTCCCCGCTCGTCGGCAGGGATGTCCTCTAGAAGAGCCTTGATCTTCTTGTTGACGTCGTCCTTGCGCGCCTTGGCAGCGGCCTCCTCCTGCGAGTGCAGGGAATACAACTTCGCCAGTTGAAGAATCTTCGTCTTCGGGTGAGTCATCAGTGTGCGAGCCATAGGTTTCCTCTCGTGTTCGAACAACTGTACAGGGTCAAGCGGACTCTGGCAACCGGTTGTCAGACCGTACCAGAAACCGCTTCGGTGAGCGAAGCGACGTCGTTGTCGATGGTGCCCGTCTTCTCGTCCGCGCCCGTGCCGTCGATGATGGCGCTGGCGACGCGACGCTTGTGCTCGAGCAGGTCGAGTTTGCGCTGCTCGGTGGTGCCGCCCACGATGTAGTTGCGGATGAAGACGTGCTCGAACTTGCTGGCAACGCGCACGTGGCGGGCGTTGATCTGGTCCTGGGTACCCGAACTCCAAGCGATGTCCAGGTTGAGCAGGTAGTTCGCCATGTGCAGGTCGGTGCCGAACGCTCCAGCGTGGCTGCAGAGGATCACCCTGCAGTCCGGGTCGGTGCTGTAGGTGGCGACCGCAGCCGCCTTCTGGGCCCCGTTCATCCCTCCGTGGTACTGGACGACTCCGGTCTTCCCTTCGAGCCTCACGGCCAGTTCCTCGAGGGCGTCGGGGTGGACGGAGAAGACGATGATCTTGTTCGCCGGGCCGGACTCGAGGATGACGTTGATGTCCTCCACCAGCCGGTCCATCTTCGGCGTGGGCAGGTCGGCCGTGATGAGACCGCTCTCAACGACCTCGTACGCGTACTTCGAACCGCTCCAGTTGGCCTTCAAGACACCGGCCTCCTGCTGCTCCTGCGCGAAGGCGTAGTCCGCTGCTGACTTCAGCACCAGGGAGGGGTGGTCGAGCAGCATGTCGACCGCCTGCATGCGGGCCATGATCCGTCCGGCCTGGGACATGTCCCCGCCCTGGTCGGTACCGGCGTAGTAGGCGGCGACGTTGAAGCCCGAGCCCGGTGGGAGTTGACGCAGTTCCTCGAGCAGGTCCGAGGCGAGGGCCTGGTAGGCAAACTTGAGCCGTGGGGGCATGTCGACGATGACCGTCTCCTCCTGCACCTCCGGCAGGTACTTACGCACGTCGGGATCCATCCGACGCTTGCGAACCATCGCAGTAGCCAACTTCGCATGTAGAGTCGGAAGGTTCTTGTATCGCTCGATGCCACCGAAGCCGTTACGCACGATGAAGGAGCGCTCGAACATGTCGAACCGGCCGAGGACGTCCTTGTCGATCCACTCCATGATGGAGTAGACCTCCTCGGGCTTCCCGTTCTCCACGGGCGTCCCTGTGAGTCCGTATCGGTACTCGGCCTGCAGTCGCTTGATCTTCTTCGAGCGCGCGGCCTTGAAGGTCTTGATGGCCGTGACCTCGTCGAGGAAGATCGCACCCGGCTCGATGCGACGGACCTCACGCCAGTCGGAGACGACGCTCTCGTAGGAGAGGATGAGGTAGTCGGGCCGCTTGTCCATGACCGTTGCGTAGGCCTGGTCGCGCCGGGTCTTGGGCCCATCGACCACGACGCAGTACTCGTCGGTGGGGATGGTGATGTCGACCTTGACACCGTTCTGGGACATGGTCTTGGTCGTGGTGTCGACGTCG